ATCTTGGATTGTTGAAGATGCAGAAATGGATAAATCTAAAAAATACGGTTTAGATGCGCCAGTTGGCTCTTGGGTAGTTTCAATGAAAGTAAACAATGATACTATTTGGAATGATTTTGTTAAAACAGGTAAAGTTAAAGGATTTTCAATTGAAGGATATTTTGCTGATAAATTAGAAATGTCTTTACAGCAAGAAAAAGAATTAGAATTAGTAAATAAAATAAAAGATATTATTTTAAATAACGAAAAAAAAAACACTAATTTAAAATCTTATACAGACTATCCAAAGCAAGCTACTGAAAACGCTAAAATTGCTTTACGTTGGGCTAAACAAAATGGTTGGGGTAGCTGTGGAACTCCTGTTGGAAAAGCAAGAGCAAATCAATTAGCAAATAGAGAGCCAATTTCTGAAGATACAATTGCTCGTATGGCATCATTTGAAAGACAAAGGCAAAATTCAGATAGACCATTAGGAGAAGGCTGTGGTCGTTTAATGTGGTTAGCTTGGGGTGGAGATGCAGGTATTGAATGGGCAAGTAGAAAACTAAAACAAATAAGAAATAAATAATGCTAAAATTAATAAATAAAATCATGGGAAATAAAACAAGCTCACCTAAAGGAGGAAAAAGAGGATGTCTTTGTAAAGATGGAAAATATAGTGCGGAATGTTGCCAAGGTGAATTACAAGAACAAGGAGTTGGAGCAACTGTTGGACAACAATCAGGCTCAATTATAAATACAAACGTGCCAAGAACTATTGTAACAAACAACGGCTAATTTATAACAAAAACAAATAATAATAATTTAACTAATAAATACTTATTAATATGAATGTAATCAATGAAATTAAAACTCTTTTGGGTATGGATGTAAATCTTGCTCAAATGAAACTAATGGATGGAGTTACTGTTTTAGAAGCTGATGCTTTTGAAACGGATAATGCTGTTTTTATTGTTAATGGTGAGGAAAAAATTCCTGTGCCAGTTGGAGAATACGAATTAGAAGACAGTATGATTTTAGTTGTAACTGTTGAAGGTGTTATTGCTGAAATTAAAGAAGCTGTTGTTGAAATGCCTGAGGTTGAAGAGCCCGAAGCTGAAGTAGAAGTTGAAGTTGAAGCACAAGCTGAAACAGTAGCTGCTCCAAAAAGAATTGTAGAATCAGTTTCTAAAGAAATGTTCTTTGCTGAAATTGAAAAATTAAGAACCGAAATTGCTGAATTAAAATCAGTAAAGGAAGTTGTTAAAGAAGAATTAAGTTCAGATGTAGTTGTTGAACCATTAACACACTCTCCTGAAGTTAAAAACGAAGTTAAACTAAATAAATTTTCACCTAATCGCCCTATGACTACGCAAGACAGAGTTATGGCAAAACTTTTTAATTCATAAACTATGGCTACTACAACGTCAATTACTACCAGTTATGCTGGTGAATTTGCAGGAAAATATCTTTCTGCTGCATTATTATCAGGTTCTACTATTGCAAATGGTGGAATTGAAGTAATGCCAAACGTAAAATTCAAATCTGTTATCCAAAAAATTGCTACTGATGCTATCGTTAAAGATGCAACTTGTGATTTTGATGCAACTTCTACAGTTACTTTAACTGAAAAAGTTTTATTAGCAGAAGAATTTCAAGTAAATTTACAACTTTGTAAAAAAGATTTTCACTCTACTTGGCAATCAGTTGAGATGGGATTCAGTTCTTTTGATTCATTACCTACATCATTTGCTGATTTCTTAATTTCTCACGTAGCTGCTAAAGTTGCTGAAAAAACAGAACAAAACATTTGGAGAGGTGCTGCTGCTAATGCAGGTGAATTTAATGGATTTACTGCTTTATTAACTGCTGATGCTGGATTACCTGCTGCTCAAGAGGTTGCTGGTACTACTGTAACTGCTGCAAACGTAATTACTGAGCTTGGAAAAATCGTTGATGCAATACCTGCTAAACTTTACGGAAAAGAGGATTTATATATCTACGTTTCACAAAACATTGCAAGAGCTTATGTTAGAGCTTTGGGTGGGTTTGGTGCTTCAGGCTTAGGAGCAAATGGAGCTAATGCTCAAGGTACACAATGGTACAACAATGGTTCATTATCATTTGACGGTGTTAAAATTTTCGTTGCAAATGGATTAGCTTCTAACGTTGCTATTGCTGCTGAAAAATCAAACTTATTTTTTGGAACAGGTTTATTAAATGACCAAAATGAGGTTCGTGTAATCGATATGGCGGACATGGACGGCTCACAAAATGTTAGAGTAATTATGAGATTTACTGCAGGTGTTCAATACGCTATTGTAGAAGATATTGTAACTTACGGAATCACTAACGCTGCTAACTAATACTAAATTAGTTTATATAAATAAGGGGAGGTAAAATGCCTTCCCTTTTTTTTAACTTTTAAATATAAAACTATGCCTTGTGATATTTCTTTAGGACGTGCTGAACAATGCAAAAATAGCATTGGAGGCTTACGAGCGGCATACTTCATTAATTGGGGTGATGCTACAACGGTAACTTATTCTGCAACTGCGGGACAAGAAGATGTGATTACAGCTTTAGGTGGAACACCTGTTGGGTACAAATATGAATTGAAGGGAACTTCAACATTTGAACAAACTGTAACTTCATCAAGAGAAAACGGAACTACATTTGTAGACCAAAAATTAACTTTAAGCATTAATAAATTAACTATTGCAGACCACAAGCAATTGAAATTATTAGCTTACGGTAGACCTCAAATTATTATAGAAGATAATAATGGAAACTTCTTTATGGCAGGTTTAACAAAAGGAATGGATTTAGTTACTGCAACTATTTCAAGTGGTGCGGCTATGGCAGATAAATCAGGTTATTCTATGGAATTTCAAGGAATGGAACCTGTACCTGCAAACTTTGTAACTGGTCCATTAACTACAAGTATTTTAGCTTCTATTGTTGAAGGTACTGTAGCATAATATTATTATTTGTTTTTTTTAAAAGGGGTGCTATTTTTTTAGCATCCTTTTTTGTTTTAAAACAATTTTGAATTTAAATTATTAATATATAAAAATAGTTTATGATAATTTTAAGAGAACAAGCTACAGCACAAACATTAACATTTATACCAAGAGTGATGAGTGCTACAACTATTGTATTAAGAAATGAAACTACAAATGAAGAAACTACAATTAGTGCTACATTTGCTTTATCAAGTTATTATTTAACTACTACAACTATTTTTGATTTAAAAGAAAATACATTTTATAATTTAACTATTAAAAATGGTGCCAATATAGTTTACAAAGACATTATCTTTTGTACAAATCAACCAAACGATACATATACAGTAAACAAAAATCAATACGTGGCAAACGTTACAAACAACGAATTTATAATTTATGAGTAATATATCAATAGTAAATTTAAGTGCTTATACAAGCCCTGTAATTCAGGAAAATAAAAAGAATAGTTATATTGAATATGGAAGTGATAATAATTACTTTCAATATTTAATTGATAGATATTTATATTCTGCTACCAATGGTGCAATTATTACAGGTGTTGCAAATATGATTTACGGTAAAGGGTTAGAAGCGTTAGATTCTAATAAAAAGCCAAATGAATATGCACAAATGAAGTCTATTATTAAAGACTCAGATTTACGCAAAGTAGCTTTAGAGCGTAAGCTATTAGGAATGGCTGCTATGCAGGTGGTAAAAGAAAAGAATTTAGTTAAACAAGTTCTCCATTTTCCTATGCAAACTTTACGCGCTGAAAAATGCAACGATAAAGGGCAAATTGAAGCGTGGTATTATCATCATGACTGGAGTAAAAAGAAGCCAAGCGAGGATGTTAAACGTATCCCTGCTTTTGGTTTTGGCAACGGAAATGAAGTTGAAATATATGTAATACAACCTTACGTATCAGGGTTTGATTATTACTCACCAATAGATTATTCAGGTTCTTTGCCTTATGCTTTATTAGAAGAAAAGATAGGGGATTACCAAATAAACGATGTTGAAAACGGTTTTAGTGGTACAAAAGTAATCAACTTCAATAATGGCATTCCTTCTGAAGAAATGCGCGATAAAATGAAGCGTGATGTAATGAGTAAATTAACAGGAGCAAGAGGGGAAAAAGTAATTGTAGCTTTTAACACTAATTCAGAAAGCAAAACAACTGTAGAAGATTTGCCATTAAATGATGCTCCTGCACATTACGAATATTTATCTAAAGAATGTTTTGAAAAATTAATTGTTGGGCATAGAATTACAAACCCAATGTTGTTAGGTATTAGAGAAACGGGTAACGGATTAAGTAGTAATGCTGATGAAATAGAAACTTCTACACTAATGTTTTTAAATTTAGTTATTAAACCATATCAAAATGAATTAATAACTGCATTAGATAATATATTAGCCGTTAATGGCATATCTTTAGATTTAAGATTTGTAAGATTACAACCATTAGATAACGAACAAATAGTAAGCTCTTCAAACCCTATTATTGAAGCGGTAAATAGCTTGTCTCCTTTAGTGGCTAATAAGGTATTAGAATCAATGACTGCAAACGAAATAAGAAGCTTAGTTGGTTTAGTACCTGAAGCAGGCGGTTCCGATTTAAATCCAAATGTTATATCTAATTTATCAAAACATTTAGATGATATTGATTTAGATTCTTTTGGGGAAGATATAGATTTAAACGAATGGGAACTAATTGATTCAAGTGTTGTTGATTATGATACAGAAGAAGAATTAGACAAACAATTAGATGCTTTAAATAACCCTAAAAAATCTACATTAAGCAAGATTTGGAATTTTGTAAGCACAGGAGCAGCTTTTCCTAATGCAAAAAGTGAACAAGATGGTGAATTATTTAAATCACGTTATAGATATAGTGGCACAATATCGGCTAATAGCAGACCATTTTGTAAAAAAATGTTAAATGCAGATAAATTATATCGCAAAGAAGATATACAAAGAATGAGTTTAAGCGCAGTTAATGCGGGTTGGGGTCCTGAAGGAGCTGATACTTATGATGTATTTTTATATAAAGGGGGCGGTGCATGCCATCATTTTTGGACCCGTGAAACATATAGAAAAAAAGCGGATGTAAACAATCCTAATGCGGAAGAAATTAGCCCTGCTAAAGCAAGAAAAGAAGGTGAAATATTACCAACTAATAATCCATTAGTATATCAAAAACCAATTAACATGCCGAATCAAGGCTTTTTACCTAAATAATTAATAACAAATGGCAAAAGCATTATTTATAACAACAAACGATTTAGTTAAATATACTATTTTAAATGGTAATGTTGACCCTGATACATATACGCAATATATTTTTCAAGCTCAACAGGTCCACATACAAAATTATTTAGGTACTAAACTATATAATAAGATTAACGATGGAATTGTAGCAGGTAATTTAGCAAGTCCATATACAACGCTTTTAAGCGATTATATTAAAATGATGGTAGTACATTGGACTATGGTAGAGTTTTTACCTTATGCATCTATTAAAATAAGCGAGAAAGGTGTATTTAAACATAATTCTGAAAATAGTACAGTAGTAGATAAAACAGAAATAGATTATTTGATTGAAAAATCACGTGATACAGCACAAAGCTACACAAATAGATTTATTGACTATATGACTTTTAACCAATCTTTATTTCCTGAATATAATCTAAATTCAAATGCAGATGTATACCCTGATAAAGATGCAAATTTTACAGGATGGGTACTATAAAAGAAACATATAAACCAAAAGAAACTAATGTAAAGAAATTAGAAATCTTTTTAAATAAATTGAAAAATGGCAAATGATATAAATTGGGGTGAAGGTGTAGATAATAATATTGGTTGGGGACAAGGTTCAACAAATAACTCTATTAATTGGGGTTCAAGTTATTCAGTATCTTATTCAGGTGAAACTTTATTAGAAATAATTGCACAAGTACCTTTAACAGTAGATTCAACAGCTTATAAAGTAGATTCAACATTAATTAAAGCAGACCAAACATTAATTTAATAAATAAAAAATGGCAAAACAAACAATTAACATAGGCACAACACCAAACGATGGAACGGGTGATGCTTTAAGAAATTCATTTATAAAAGTAAATGATAACTTTACAGAAGTTTATAATAATTCTGCAAATCCTCAATTAGTAGCAGCAAATTATTCAGATGGCACTACTATAACAGGGACTTTAACAGAAACATTAAGTCAATCTTTATTAATACCTGCTAATACTTTTTCAAGTAATGGAATGTTAGATATTTTATGTAGAATTAGTAAAACAGGAATGAACGCACAAGTGGCTTTTAGAATGTATAAAAATACATCTAATACTTTAACAGGGGCTACATTAATAGGTACTTTAAGTTCAGGTATGGGATTTACGAATCTATTTGCTCAAGGTATTAGAACTTTTAGAATAAACTCTAATACAATATCAGGAATGGGAGCAACAGCAACTAATTTTAATGATTATAATGCAACTTTTGCTATAAGTTCTACTACTTTTACTACTAATGTAGATAATTATATTCTATTTTCTATAACATTATCTAATGTAGCAGATTCAGCAAATATATCAATGGCAAGAGCAATTAAATCAATATAACTATGAAAATTACAACTACAAAAAACGGATTTAAATTAAATTCAATAGATTATACTTTTGAATCATTTGAAATTGATGGTGTTTTA